GTACGAGGCTAAGTTAGAGCGAATCCGCGAACTATCTAAAGGCTAACCATGTCATTGTCAAACACCACAGAAAATGCAGCTTTGAAAATGTTCCTGCAAGGGACCGATCCAAGCTACCGTGCGGGCGCAACACAGTACCTCGCCCTGTTTACGGCAGACCCTGGCGAAGCCGCGTCTCTTGCTGCAGAAGCAAACTACACCGGTTATGCCCGTGTGGCGCTGACTAAATCCAGCGCGTGGACAGACGGCGGATCAACCTTTACCAATGCCGCCCTGGTCCAGTTCGGCTTGTGCAGTGCGGGCACATCGGCCATCACTCACTTTGCGGTTGTTGACACAGCCTCTGGCGCGGTGAGCTTGATGATTTCTGGCGCATTGTCTGCAACGCTGAGCGTAAGCTCTGGCATACAGCCACAGTTCAATATTGGCTCTTTGAGCGTCGCTGCGGATTGACCCGTGCCATTTCTCAACTGGCGATCTCTGATAAATGCCGACAACGGGGGTCAGACGTTTTTTTCTGCGTGGAGAAAAACCCCAACTCAGGTAACGGCGCAGGGTATTTGGTTTGACTTGTCCATGAGCCCCGGAAACCCTGTTCCAAACTACTATGCAGCGGCTCCAAATGTTGCTATTCGGTTGGCTCAAAGCACTGATGGCGGCATTCCGCACGGGTCGAACGTCGGCGCAGGCCGTACCAAATATCTCAAAAGTTTCACGGTAATGTCAGTGACGGCATCCGGCGTGCCAATGAGCTACATACTTTTGGATTACCTTCTGTTCTATCCGTTTGTGGATATGTCGATTACCGACTACCAGGTGTTTGACAACACGGTTTCATTGAGTCGCCACACAAACGGGGTGGGCGTGCAGATCATGGCGGTCGAAGTGGCCGGTCAATCAGGGATCGGCAATCCCCAGTTTTTTGTTACCTACACCAACAGCGATGGCGTATCAGGGCGGACGACCAGAGCAGTTGCCAGTAACACGCAGCTTGTCAACGGAACCATCATTAACTCACAACCGACTCAAGTGGTAGGGACTCAGGCCGCGACCGGCCCATTCATCCCGCTCCAAGAGGGCGACAAGGGAGTCCGGCGTATTGACGGCATCACCTTCCTAACGCCCGATGTTGGGTTGATTTCTATGGTGCTGGTGAACCCTGTTGAGAACATTGCACAGCGCGGTATCGACGCGCCAACCGAGCGCATCCCAATGACGGATTTTGTCGATATGCCAATCATTGAAGAAGATGCGTACCTCAATGTGATCTGCTGCCCGAACGCGTCACTATCCGCAGTGCCGCTGATGGGAACCATAGAAACTATTTGGAACTGATATGCCATTAACATCCATGGACTCACTGATCGCCGCGATGTCGAACGGTCAGACCTACCGCAGCGACTTCAACAAGAACACGTTGCCCACTACGGCGTATGTGACCGGACAGTGGTACGACTTGGCCGCTGGTGCTGGCAACCCTGCGCAGAATTCCATTATTGGAAGTGCCGCCAACCTTGCGCATCAAGCGGTGACGGAAAGCACGTCCATCACGGCGGCTTCAGGCGCTCTTGGCGGTTCTATTTCCACCACCACATTCACAGACACAACGCACGGATCTGGCAGGTTTACTGTTGGCATGCTGCTGTCGGGCACGGGTGTCGTGGCAGGAACGTACATCACAGCGTTAGGCACGGGTACGGGCGCAAACAGCGGCGGCACTTACACCGTCAACATTTCCCAGACTGTGACTGCGCAGACCATCACAGGAACAGCCACCCCCAACGGCATCCAGCACGGCGGCGATGTCACCACTAACAACAAGAGCCTGTCAAATGCGTCTATTTTTAGCGCGGCAGCCACCTCGGCGCCTGCTGTAGCGATGCTTTATGACATGCTTGCCTGCTACACGATCACAACCACCACCACCACTGGTGCGCAGAACTTTACTGGCCAATCGGCGTGGCCTCGTTACGCTGATGGGAAGGGGGTTCGTGCATTCCTTGTGCCAAGCATTGTCATGGGCGCGGGCACGCCTACGGTGCAGCTTGGGTACACCAACCCAGCCTCTACCGCAGGGAGGCTGACGCCCGCCACTCCGTCCCTACCCATCATTAACTCAACCTCTCCCGTGGGGGCGATACCTTACTCTGGAACAGGTGTGGGCAAGTACGGGCCATTCCTGCCATTGCAATCGGGCGATGCTGGCATCTTGAGTGTGCAGAGCATCAACTTCAGCGCCACCATGACCAGTGGCGTGATGAACCTCATTATCTGCAAGCCATTGGCATTCATGCCAATAACGACGCAGGGGGTGGCAAGTGAGCGCGACTTTGTGAATATGCTCCCGTCACTTCCGCGAATTTATGACGGCGCTTGTTTGAATTGGGCAATTTACGCCGGGGCAAACATTCCTGTGAACACCTCATTTTTCGGCCACATAGACACAGTTTGGGGTTGATATGCTCATTGGAAACCGCTCGGCATTTCACAAGCTGCCGATTAGGTTTTTGGCTGGCTCTACGACAACCTCTCACGGTCAACTGCGCAGCGGTTTTGGGCAGGCCGGGATGTGGCGCAACCGCTTTTACCAAGACGGATCGACTGTCTCACTCAAGACGTACTCGTATCCGCAGGGAGCTTATGCTCCAAGCGGCAGCGAAACCGCTGGCTCTGCTTACATACTGCCTCAGAAATCTGGCGCGATGGCTAGCTTCAATGAGGCTGGCCTTGCGCTCAAGCCAACGGCCTCCATTGCCGGAGGGGTAACAACGACAGGCAATGCCTTAATGGCGATCAACTTTGCCACGGCAACGGGGGGGCTTATCTCGTCAGGCGACGGCACTGCAGCGCTTACCTTCACGGCAAACGGCACTGTTCTTGCTACGCGCTCGGGCGCTGGCTCCGCAGATTTCAGCATCACAACAAACACCCCTTTGCTGGGGGCTTTGGGCTGGGTTTCGGCGACAGGTGCATTCAGCGTTACATCGACACTCACCAGCTACGCCCGTGGCTTTATGGTGGGATCTACGGTAGACAGCACCACCCTAACGACGGCGGCGATTCTCGCGGCAATGAATGCTAGCCCGCCGGATGTCAATATCAAGAAAGTTAACGGCGTAACCATCCAAGGCGCAGGCGTTCCAGGTAACAGCATGAGGCCATTGTGAGCTTTTGGGCAGAAGACTTTTGGAGCCCGTCATTTTGGGCGGCGGGGTTTTGGCAAGATGATGCACTCCCGCCTGTTGTCACGGACGAGATCGACTCTCGCAGGTTTATGGCGAACATTGGCTCAATGATGAGCCGATGATTAAAAAAGTGTTGACGAAAGAGAAAAGCTAGAAGAAAATTCAGCCGGGCCATTGTATTCGCGACATTGGCGTTTTTATTTGTGGAATTAAAGCCGCCCTGCGCAATCAGCGGCGGCTTTTTCTATTGGGTTTTACTTTTTAAGGTATAGAAAAATGGGCAACATCACAGAGAAAATTAACTCGCTGGATTCATGGGTTGTTAATGACGCAAACGATGTTGTTGGCGTGCAGCGAGCAAATTCAGGCGTGTTTACAGAATTCATCCAACGTCAGAATGAGTTTGAAAGACGCGAGCGCGGAGCTGTGCAGACGCTAAGAGTCCTTGCCGGGGCAGCGCAGAGTCAGGCGGCAGCGTTCACATATGTAAACACTGTGGCAGTTGAGGGCGAATACAACGCAGTGCGTTTCTGCTACGCCAACTATGGCGTCGGGACATACACAATAACCTCTGCAAAAACAGCGGCATCTCCATCATTGACAGATAACGGGACCGGGCTTACCTGGTCAAGTGTGACGTTTGATGATGTGGCCACGGCAAAGTGTGGCGACACATGGGACGGGACGCTTGGGGCGGCCACAAATTATGTTGTTCCTGCTGCAATATCGGGCACTGGCGCAAATACCGTACCAAACTTGGTGTGGTCGGACTGGATCGCTCAGACGCCCGTTCCATGTACTGACGCGGGCATGGAAGATTTGAGACTAATAACGCATCGTGTGTATAGCGCATCTACCAGCTATTCAGTCGCGAACTCCAGCACGTCGGCGTCTAATATGGGGGATTACAACGCCAACTCTCGTAGAAAAATGTTTGGGCTGCTGGTGTCTGGAGATCAGGTTGGCACCATAAGCTCGCAAACACCTCAGGCCAACTGGCAATGGGCTATGTGTGTAGGTTTTCAGGCGCTCCTTATCAAGCCGATCTACAACCACGGGGTGTTTGGTGACGCTATATCAAAAGGCCAGGGGTCATTTGACAACAATAACGGCGCGTGGGGGTGGGCTCAACAAGGGCCTCAAGGGTTAACCGATTCTGGGCTTGGAGCTCATAGCGTCGTTAACTACGCCGCAGCAGGGCAAGGAAAGGCTGCAACATGGGCAAATTTTTTGAACGTTATTAGTCAGGGCGGGCTTGACACGGCAACCATGTTCCCCTGGTCGCCAACAGATGGAATATCAGCAGGATCAAGCCCATGGAACCTAAACAATTTTAAATTCCATGTCCGCGCATTTATCAGTGAATGCAGGAAATACGGGGCCGCGCCAATCATTGCAACGCAACCGCCCAGCATCACGATTACAGACTCAGCAGGAGATGCAATCAGGGTCGCGATCAATGCTGAAATTCGCGCGATGAAAGGCGTTGCCATAGCGGATTTTGATGCGATCCTGAGCACCAATACGTCGCCAGCCCGCTACATCACAGGCCTTACCAACACTGACAACCAGCACCCAAGCCTGTTGGGACACCGGGCCATGGCTGTTGAGTATCAGCGGGCGATTAGAGCGGCACTATCCCTCTAAACAAATCATCTCAAGCACAAACCGCCCTGGTTACAGAGGCGGTTTTTTATTGCCCATCTATTTGTTGGACACAAAATGCCAAACGTAACAGAGCGGATCAAGTTAGTTGACTCGTGGATTTCCGACGACAGGGGAAACCTTGTCGGAATCCAAAGAGGCGGATCAAGCAAGAAGGCCCACTTCTCAACGGACGTTGTGCCTGAGGGCACGTCTAGCGAGGCGCTTCAAGAGGCTCATGACGAAGCCTTGGCTACGGGCCGGAATCTTGATCTTGCTGGGCTGACATACCAAGTCACTACGCCAGTCACGTTTAGAACTGGCCGACTGATGATTAAAGGCAACGGCGCCAAGCTGGACGCTTCTGGAATGACGAGTGATCGCGCAATCATTTGCACGTCAACTCTGGCTGATCCGTTGTTTGGTCAACGCAGGGTCAACTTCACAAACTTCTCTTTGATCGGCCCAGGTCCTGGCACGTCTACGACTGGCATGTATGTGAATGGCGAGCCAGCCCCCACAAGGTCGCCAAGGCCGACCATACAAAACGGCGACATCTACAACTTTGGTTTGGGCGTCGATCTTGTTGACTATGCGTATCTGATGAAGTTTTACGCCTCAGATATCCGCACATGCGGAGTCGGCATTCAGCAAAGCGTTGGTAGTGATTCTGGTGAAAACACCGCAATGTTTGGGGGCGCAATCTACAACTGCACCGACGTGTGCATCAAGACTTTTGACGAATCCAGCGAGCTGGTGTTCCACGGCGTGTCGTTCGACTATTCACCAAAGGTTTTGAATCACACAGCGGGCCGCGTTTATTTCAATGATTGCCACGTAGAAAACAGCGGCACCGGCTGGGTAGATGACTTGATCTACGTCACCGGAGACGGCACTGACTTTCAAATGCGTGGTGGTTATTTGCTTTCTGCCACCACACAGCCCACGGCGCTTAACCAGGCGATCAATTGTGCTGACGTTCGAGCAAGAGCTTTGTTTCAGGGCGTGTTTGTAAACAACTGGGGCAACACAGCAAATAAGATTGCAACCGGCCCAGGCGTCGTTAAGTTCCGCGACACGCAGATTTACGCCAACGGGATGAACACCAACCCGACGCGCATCAGCGATTCATACAGCTTGCTTTTGGATGGAGGTTTTGAGGCTTCTACATTCCCAAGGGACACATGGTCGTTCCTGACTGACTCTGCGGGCACTGCCACAAATAGAGTCACGGTCACCAATGGCACATTGACCCAAAGCTCGACGGTTGCCTATGCTGGGACAAAAGCCCTCAGGCTCAACAAGACCGCAACCGGTGCATTGACCTTTGTTCTTCTGGTCCCAATCGACAAGCAATCAGGTCCAGTTACTGGGCAGTTCCGGCACACCGCAGTTGCTGGAACTCCATTGACAGGCGCGGCGACAACCTATGAACACGGGTGGACCATTCTCAACGGAACCGATGGAAACTTAATCCCATCGCTTGGCGTGTTCAACAGCACAGGTAGTGCCACGTTCACCCCTACGGTCGGGACATGGAACAACATCAATTTGCGGATTGGTGCTCATCCGCCTTCTTGGGCGACTCATGCGTACGTCAGGTTTACGCCGCCATCAGGAAACACCGGCGACTTTTTCATTGACGATGTGTCGCTGCATCAGTGGTAAGAAACTCAACCAATCTGTAAGCCGCTAGGGAAACCTGAGCGGCTTTTTTCATGGCCAATTTTGATTTACGCAAAGAGGACTTTTTCACAAAGACGTGGAGTCGGCTGACTCAAGGCTTGGAGGTCCGACTTCAGGAATTGCGTGAGCTGAATGATTCCAAATCACACAGCATCGAACAGACCATGTGGACGCGAGGTCAGATCAACATGGTCAAAGAAATTCTTGCCCTATCGAAAGATAGCGCAAGTCAAGTCGGAGAGCTGGACAACCACCTCCCCGTAACGCCAAGCGATTGGCAACCATGACCCATGAACCATGACCACTGAAACCAACCAGCAAGAGGAAGCACAACGCATTTGGGAAGAACTTGACGCCAAGGACGCCGGGCAACCGGAGCCAAAGCCAGATACTGAAACTACCACGGCAGTGACCGCTGAAGAAGCCGCCACACAAACGCCAAACGAGGTTCAGCCTGAACAGGTTCAAAACGAGGATGACCCCGCGGCCCTGCGAAACAAGATCGCCGGACTTGAGGTAATCGTCAACCAACTACAGGGCAGGGTTAGGAACACAGAAGGCCACATAGGCGGGCTGAGCTCTCAACTCAAAGGCCAGATTGAGGCGGCGCGAGCTGTCCAAAAAAGTGGTGGAGACGCCCCAAGCGCGAAGGCAATACAAGCCGCTCAAGGTGATCCTGTTGAGCTTCAAAAGCTACAAGAGGAATACCCAGAGTTTGCAAAGGTTCTTGCCCCAGCAATTGATGCTGCTGTCGCTCAAAGGATGTCTTCAATAGACACCAACAAGAACGACTCGCAGATTCTTGATGCGGTAAGAGCTGAGAACGAGCGCTTCAAAGCCTTCATGGAAGTTGAGTTTGCTCACAGAGGTTGGCAAGCAGAAGTCAAAAAACCTGAGTTTCAAGGATGGATAGACAAAGCCCCGCGCGAGGTGCGGATGTTGGCGGAGAGCCCTGAGCCCGCTGATGCCGTTCGCTTGCTGGACTTGTTTAAGGAATCTCAGAAAGCTCAGGCAACACCACAAACCAAGGGCATCAGCACCGCATCCGCACTACCTGCGGGGCGTAACTCTGGAGCGCGGACAAAGTCGGTCAACGACATGACGCCTCAAGAGTACTGGGCCTACCTAGATCAACTTGATAAACAGAAAGGTTAATCATGACTCAGCTTTACTCTACCGTTCCATCACGGAACCTAATCATGGCCGAGCGCGAGATGCTCAAGCACGCCGGAACCATGAAGTTGCTGTCCAAGTTCGGCATGCAAAAACAAGTGCCGATGAACAAGACCGACACGGTTGTGTTCCGTCGCCCTGTTCCTATCGGTGCTGCCGCTAACGGATCAGCTTCCGGCATCAATGCAAGCGACTACCTCTTGCAAGAAGGCATGACGCCTGCGTCCACGACCATCAACTACACCGATGTAACCGTGACGCTGCAAGACTATGGCGTCTTGACCAAGCTCTCCAGCAAGACTCAGATGCTGTATGAGGATGACGTTCCAAAGGATATGGTCACCTTGGTCGGTGAGCACATGGGCAACATCGAGGAGAAGATCTCCTACGGTGTGGTTCGTGGTGGCACCAACGTCATCTATGCAAACGGCACCTCACGCGCTGCGGTTAATACCACGATCTCGTTGTCCAAGCTGCGTTTGGCCGCTCGTTCAATTGAGGCGGCTCAAGGTAAGCGTGTTATCAATGCGCTGTCCGCTGGTCCAAACTTTGGCACCGAGCCTGTGATGTCTGGATACTACGTGTTTGTTCACACCGACATGGAAGCCGATATCCGCAACTTGCCAGGGTTCATCCCATCGGTGAGCTACGGAACCAGCAAGCCATCTGACGAGCGAGAAATCGGCGCAGTCGAGCAGTTCCGCTTCTTGACCTCGCCTTACTTCACGCCGTTCTTGTTGGCAGGTGGCACGATCACGGCGGGCGCGTTCTTGTCTAACGGCAGCACCTCCGGCACCACTGCTGACGTGTACCCACTGTTGGTGGTTGCTCAAGACGCATGGGGTCAAGTAGCACCGAAGGGTCAAGGCGCTTTGGATGTGACCTACTTGCCTCCTAACGTCAAGACCCACGCCAATCCTCTGGGCCGCTTCGGCTTCGTTGGCTGCACGTTCTGGAAAGCCGCTGTGCGACTTAATGAAAACTGGATGACAAGAATCGAGGTTGCAGCAACTGGGCTGTAGTGTATTTGATATGTAAAATGGTCATTCCTTAACAACTAATGGATGACCAACATGCCAGTTCACAAAATCTGCGAGGTGTGCGGGAAAAGTTTTGCGGTGCCGCCAACGAGGGCTATAACAGCGAAGGCGTGCTCTAACGAGTGCGCAGTCAAAGTCAGGGCCGAAAGCAAAAAGCGGCAAGTCACTTTGTCATGTCAGAAGTGCGGAGGGGCATTTACTGCCCCTCAGTGCCATGTGATGCGTCGAAAGTTCTGTTCACATGATTGCAAGTATTCAAGTGAACAGTTTCTCAAGGCCATGTCAGAGTCATCGTCTGGCGATAAAAACGGGCAGTGGTCAGGTGGTGTGGTTAAGCGTACTGATGGGTACATATACGAGGCGGCGAGCGGCCATCCAATGGTCGCCAAAGGATCGTCGTATGTCCTCCAGCACCGCTTAATAGCAGAGAGACACTTGAGGGCGGCAGCGCCAAATAGTGTGTTTCTAGTCAAGATCAATGGCAAAAAGTATTTGCGCCAAGATATTGACGTCCACCACATTGATTGCAACCGCGCAAACAATGCCGTCGAGAACTTAGTTGTGTGTACCAAAAGTGCTCACCAGCTTTTCCATCATGGCAAACAGCCCGCACCTTCAGAGTACTGGCAGGTATCAACGTCTTAATGTTTACTCACAAAACAACTGAAAGGAAAGATCATGTCTTTATCTCTTGCTGGAGCTAACCAGCTAACTTATGCGACCTCTGGCGCATTGGCTATCGGCTCAACGACTAGCCAGTTTTCAACTGGTGCGACCATTAACTACACCATCCTTGGTCGGCACTATTCCAAGGCCGCGACTGCAACTCAAGCCTTTGTGATCGAGCCCAACACGGGCATCGTTCCTACGGCGCCTAACACGTTGCAAACGCTTGTGCCTTTTCTATTTTCCTTGATACAACTGGTGCGTTCACTGTTGCTCAAGGCGATATTGTTGATAACGGATTGTCTACTCCGGTAGCTCGCCCTCCCACTGGTAAAGCAATTGTTGGCGCCATTAAAATCGCCAACGCTACCAACCCGTTCATTCCTGGCACAACTGCCTTGACTGCAACTGGCGTAACCGCGACCTATGTGAACCTGGCCCAACACACGGGCGGGGCGATTTAAGGGTTAAGTTATTAACCGGGCGGCTTTCGGGTCGCCCATTTTTGGAGATAAGAATGACCAGACCGTACATCAAGAAAAACATGCTGTCTTCGGATGAGGTTGAAATTGAAGGCGCGGATAGACCATTCTCAATTGACGATACGGCTAAAGGTAAGTTGGTGGAGGATTCCGTCATTGCCACTGATCCAAACATCACGCCCAAAGACATTAGTCTGGAAGCGTTTATGGCTCAAGAGCTTGAGATTGTTCTGTCTGAACCGGCAAATGAAAACGAGGCGCAGTTTGCCGAAGTCAACGTGAACAATTCAGACTATCGGTTGCTGCCGCGTAATGGCCAGCCCGTGAAGGTTCGTCGTTACCACGTCGAGGTTCTTTGCAATGCCAAGCCGCAACGAGTCGTACAGAAGCGCCACGCTGACCAATCTGGGGAGCTTGGTTACTCTGAGACGATGCGGCACTCATTTGCCTATCCATTCACGGTGACCTACGACCCGGCAGGGCAAAAGGGCGTGGATTGGCTCAAGCGCCGCCTCGCTGCACCGGGTTGATCCTATCAACGAACCTAGGCCACGACAATGACCACCGGTATATCCGTAGACTTCTGCCC